GTGCCAGCTTGTGTACTAGCAACTTGTGCCGATTGCAAAAGCGCTTTAGCTTGTGGTGACTCAGGCGCAAGCCTTACAATTTTTGCAGTTGATTGCGAATTAACTCCTTCTTTTTGCAAAATTTCATCCGCAACTTTGCTTTGTGTTAATGCTAAGTTTTGTTGAGCCAACTGTGATCTCATGTTAGCAATAGTAGGTTGTATGGCACGTTGTTGCTCAACATTCTCTCCAAGCGCCTCTGAAGCAGATCCAAGAGAAGCCATGAAACCACCTAATTGTGGTTTAGCAAACCCTGCTGCTATCTTCCACCAATTTGGTTGTGCATAACGTTCTTCAAGAGATTTTATTAATTGTTCTCTTGATGCATTAACATCTTCGTAAGTTTTAGCTATGCGTGGGTCTTCAAATCCTGCTGGATTAATTTTAGATTGATCAGGTGCTTGAACATCGTACATCAAAGGTGTTTTTTCAGCCATGATTTATTCCTTATGCAAGAGGATTACCTTCAGAGTCAACTAATTGACCAGTGCTTGTAGTAAACATGTTATCTCCAACTTGCTTCCAACCACTTGTATCAACATTAGATGCACCCAATGGATTTCCATCAAATGGAGTTCCTCCAGACGGTGTCCCATTGATTAAATCGCTCAAATTAGACTTGCCTGTTAATTGAGTGAATAAGCTTTGACCACCACTAGAAGGTGTTTGCATTAATCCTGCTAAACCAGATCCAACTGTAGCCAATCCAGACAATGGAGAACCTTGTGCAATTGTAGTAGTGCTTGTAGGCACGTTGTATCCACGAAGTAAACCTGACAAGGTAGACAAGTTTGTCAATGGAAACAACTGTTGATTCTGAGCGATGGTCTGTTGTTGGCCACCAAGAGTAGACAATGCATTGACATCACCCAACCCAAGAGCTTGATTTTGAGCTGCGAGCGCTGACTGTTGAGCACCAAGATTTGTGAGGTTTTGTTGACCTGCAGAGGCCGCATTCGCAGCCGTGCTTCCCAACTGTCCTTGCAATTGATTCTGTTGCTCAGCAGTCGTCAAGGCGGTGTTGTAGCCAGTGTTCATCAACTGACCAATTTGTGTGTTCAAATCATTCAGTGCATTTGCGTTAACTTGACCCAATACTTGAGCACCACGTTGTGAACCATACTGACCTGTTCCCACGCCTGCAGCGGTCGCGTTCGGATCAAGGTTCTGTTGAATGTTCCTCATGCCTATGTTGCTCAATTGATTAGCAACTGAAGAGGCAAAAGGATTCATGTTCGCAGCGGCTTCTTGCGCTGGGTTCGCACCCGCCGCAGTTAGATAAGGATTAGCCGATGCCAACGGAGATGTTGAAGTACCTGCACTCGTAAGAGTAGTGCCAGCCGCCTGAAGGGTAGGCTGATAAGCACTCGCTGCGCCACTAACATCTTTAAAGGCTTGATTTTGTAAGTCAGTAGGGCCAACAAACTGAGCGCCAGTTGTGGGATTTACCGCTGCAGCGCCCTGAGAGGCAATATTGCTCAGATAGTTTGTGTAGTAATCTGGTGCGGTTGTATTTTGCGTTTGTGATGACTGTAAAAGGTTAGCCATGATATTGATTGCCTTTACTTAAATTTTCTTGTGCCATTGCCCTTAAGTCCCATTTCTATGTATTTTAATGGGGAAAAGGCTTTTGGGGGAATTTTGTTATCTGGAGCTGATCGCTTGTGTTTTCTTAGCTCTTCCCTCATAGTATCTAATAATTTTGCACCTAATTTATTATCCCCACCACCAAGTGCAGTTACAAATGCCGCAGGAAAAACATATTCACCATCTGCAATTTTGGCGGGTACTGGCTCAGATTTAGCCTCACCACCTTTTGCATAAGGAATACTTTTTCTTAAATTATCTAAAACTTGGGCGCCAGCTTTGCTTGATCCATCACCCAATGCTGCAACTACATCAGCATCAGCCACATGATCACCTTCGTGGAGCATCGCTGGGATATCATCGCTCTGACCCGTTCCTTTGCCACTGGCATAGTAACCCGTCAAACCAGTGATAAATTCGGGATTATGACCCTCTGGCATGGCTTCATGGTACTTCTTGGGTAACCCCCCTTTGGCAAGCAAAGAAGTGCTTGGAGCTTCTCTCCTGATGCCTTGCTTGAGGTAATGTAGAGGACTTATCCTAGACTCTTGTTGAGTCACGGGCGCGGCTTGCAAAATCGTAGGGGCTACAGGCGCAATGTTCTTGTACTCTGTTTGTTTTACCAAATCTTGGAAAGTGCTACCACCGTCTGCCATCAACATTTGTTCAGCCACTGGGGGTTGTTCTGACTTGATCTCTTTATTGATTTCAGCCAATTGCTCAGCAGTAGGTTGGTCAGATTGTTCTTGCTGTTTTGCCACTTCAGGCGCTTTGATGCCTTCTTTGGCTAAAAGCTGTGCAAGCCCAGGGTCAAGGCTATCGTACAGTTGTTTTAACTTCTGTAGATGTGCTTGATCACCATAGACGGGCGCCCCTGCCAACATGGTAGCAACCATAGGCAATGATGTGTTGGATGAACCACCACCTGTAGTGGTTGTGGTTGTTTTTGTAGGTGTACTCAATGGAGATGAGCTAGGTGTGGAACTAGGAGTAGAAGTCGGTGTTGGTGTAGATGTAGGTGTAGATGTAGGTGTAGGAGTTCCCGAAGGCGTTCCTGAAGGTGTTCCTGATGGAGTGCCTGAAGGCGTACCAGAAGGAGTACCAGTGGGCACACCTGATGGAACACCAAAATTATTGTAATTTGGAGATACATTGGCAACAACTCCACTTGGACTTGTGCCATTAGTATTGGCTATCGCGCCTACTGGCGAACCTCCCAAGGGAAATGGCCCAGATATATTGCTTGGAACTTTAGATGTGCTATTTGGCCCTGTTTGTGTTGCCAATGGGCTCACAAGATCAGGATTAACGTCATTTGAGGTTGGTTTATTATCAACTAAGGGTGAGTTGACTTTTGAGTTGACATCATTTTTGGTGTTATCCGTTACACCCGCATTGACTAAAGGAGACTCAGTTGTTGTGTCAGTTTTTGATGTACTGTCTTTTGCCTCTGGAGGTATGTCCAATGGCTTGATGTTGTCAAATTGCTGTGATTGATCGTTGAATGTAGGTGGTTGCGCACTTTGCGCAATAGTCCAATTACCCGTTTGGTTGTTATATTGCTGATACACATACATGGTCTTGCCTGAAACAGGCTCATACATGATTGTGTATCCTGTAGACTGACCATCTGCATTTGTGAACGAAACAGGCTTTTGGACACTGAATACTGTTTCACCAGTATCAGGATCATTTTCACTTTTAACGTAAGTTCCGCCACTCAAATCAGTGCCTTCAGGAACTCCATTAGTATCTATTGCATTATTGATTGCATTGGTTGCGTTGGTAACCAAAGGATTACCAACATCTAACTTGTCTAATGGTATGTATGAAGGTGCATTGGTTCCTCCACTATTTACATTAGCAGATGTCCCAACGCCTGATGAGCCCAAGGTTGCAGGTGGAACTATTGGCATACCGTTTGGATATCCACCAACGGTTCCCAAATCTAGCATGGTATTCACCATTGATCCACCGCCACCACCGCCCAATGTAGCGTTCACAAACATGGTGGCTTCAGCATCTGACTTGCCTTGACTAATTGCGTAGTCATAGTATTTTTGTGCCTTGTCAACGTATTGAGTCATGTCACTCGCAGCTTGCGTAACATCACCACCATTGTTGGCTGTATCAATAACTTTTTGCGCAGATGATGCAATTGTTGGGTTGTTGCTCTTTGCCAATGACATCGCTGCGGACATCATTCCATTCATGTCATTCTTGGATATTGCAAGAGCAAGACTTGCACCTGTGAGTGCATTCGCAACCAATGGGTCAGTATTGATCCCCAAAGCTTTAGATACCGTACTAGCAAGAGCCAATGGATTATTTGTTTTAATAGCATTGGCTATGGTTAGACCAGTCTGTGCATTCTTTAATAAATCAACAGTTCCTTGATCTAAAGGAGATTTATCTGTTACAGGCCCAGTTCCATTCAATGATAGGGCGGTGTTAACTCCACCCAAAAGAGCACCCAATGGATTGTTGTTGTTGATAGCATTGACAGTGTTAGCACCAGAAAGCACAGTTCCCAACAATGGAAGCTCTGGGGCTAGGATAGCTGAGGCTGGGCCAAGCACAGGCGATAAAGCAGAAATACCTGATGCCACTTGATTTACAAATCCACCCTTGTTTCCACCCGTGTAGTCAACTTGTGTACTGTAGTCGGTAACAGGATTTAATGTCCCATCAGAACTAAGAGTTGTATATGTGTGAATGATTCCACCAGCAGAGCCAACTTGAACGTCATAGACGCCATTCCCCATATCAATAGGAGTGCCAGGCAATATGTTGCCGTTGGCATCTTGAAGGCCATACGTTGGAGCGCCTGATTCATCTGCTCCAGTTTGAACAACTTTTGTATTTCCATATTGAAGCGCGTTGTATGTTGTGTTGAAGTTATTACTTGTGTCTGATGCGGTCGATGGTGCCTTATCACCCGAATAAGCCTTGACTTGTGAGCCTGTAGGATCAGCTATGTTGTACTGATTCTGTACGTAAGCAGGGTTTATATTCAATGCCGTGGCCAACTGCGTGGGCGTCACACCCTTTGCATCTAGCTCTTTTGCAACGTCAGCATAAGTTCCACCACTATTCAAGATAGCATTCGCATCAGCCGCTATCTCTGTATTGGTATATGTTGGCTTTATATTTCCTTGGACAATTGATGCCAATGGATTATTTGGAGTTGTTGCCATCCCAGCGATTACAGAGGCAACTGCGTTTGGATCTGCATTTGTTTTTTGTTCAGCCAACGCAACATTGACACCAGGGTTTGAGGTCAAATAGTTTTGTATTTGATCTGGTGTGTACTGTGTATAAGTTGGTGTTGCCAGTGGTGATGAAGTCGGTGTAGGCGTTGGGACTGGAGTAGGCGCAGGAACGGGAGTTGGAGTAGGAGTTGGAGTGGGCGCAGTCAACTGCTGATATGCAGTGTTGACGTTGTCAGCCGAAGTGCCATAGTGAGTAGCCAAGGCTTGTGCCAAGTCAGGTGTCAGTCCACCATAGGCTTGCACCGCAGCCGCCGCATCCGCCTGTGTAGCGTTCGGGTTAGCTGCGAACCAACTATTAACTAAACCTGTATCATCTGCCATTACGCCACCGCATTTGTTGAACTAGCCGTCCCTATGATTGTCATTGTCCCAACCATATGAAAAGCCCAATCTTGCCACGTCTCAAATCCCCTTGTATCCGCAATGCCTGATGCCATGAAGTAACCAATGCCTGCTACCGCATCACCCCATTCTCTCCATCTTTCTTCAGGTAGTGTCCCCAACTGATTAGGCGCAAACAACTCCGCCATCAGCGCACACCATTGATCCCATGTCATCCCTCTTGGGTCGTAGACGGTCATGGGTTACCCGTTCCGCGTACATCACCTGTCTCAACGCTGAGAACGATCTTACCCATTTGGTAATTACCGTTAAAAGTATTTGATTCAAACCTTAATCTCATCTCACGACGTTGCTCACGCATGTCAATTTTAAGAGTTGTTGGGTCAAATGTATATGGAACTGATGGACGATCAATGTCATCGGCATAACCCTTACCAGTCACAATCACATCCATGCCACCAACTTGTACAAAGTCAGGCTCTATGCGTTCGCAGCGTGTCCAGTTATTCTCACCAGGCTGTTGAGTCGATCCTACATACCCCAATAGATTGCCCAAAACAGGGGTCTCAAAAGCCGAATAAATTGCATCATTGTTGGTCAAATAGACTTGATTCGTACCTGTCTCGTGTTGCCAAATGATGCTTGAATTGGCAATCATGGTAGTAGATGAAACAGTGGTGCTTGAAGGGTTATTGACAGTGTAAGTCCCTGTTCCACCTGATCCTGATCCCAAAGCGGTAATTACCATTTGATCAGGTATGCCTGAACCTGTCAGCACTTGACCTATGGTAACAACTCCAAGATTGACTTGTGTCACAGTCAATGTAGTGCCAGACACTGATCCAACAATAGACAGCGTGGTTGCTGTATCTGTTCCACCCCAAATAGGTTTGGGAAACACTTCGGTAAACCACCCTGCGGAGCGACGTGCCCCTGGTGCTGAACCAGCGTCATACCAAATCTTATCTTTTATATTGTAAATAATTGCATCTGTACATTCAGTCGCATCACCACGTGGATAGAACCACCAAATCTCATTAAACCGTGGAACTTTCGTTACCCAAACCTTTTGACGCTGTGAATAATTCACATTATCGTAGAACCAATTCAGATTCATTGAATTTGGAACTTCGGCAACAACTCCGTTGTACATCAAGAAACGATCAATCCCTGCCCAGTAAAAGATGCCATCATATTCAATCACGGAACTTGAAGACATGATTGAGGTTTGTTGAGAGATTAAGTCATAACGCCAATAGAACGTGCTAGAAGTGGTTCCTGAAGTCACTGTAGTTGGTGTATAGGAAACACGTATAACGCTGTCTAAAGACCAAAATAGACCCGATGGTGAGGTAGTACCACCACGCAGAGGAAGACCCTTGACGATCTTTGTAGAGGACACGTTGTTGGCATTTGAGTCAGCGCTTGTCCAGTTGTTAAAGTCGCCTGCAGCGCAGTTCTGTATCAGTCCATTATTTCCATACACAAAGAGGTAAGGAAATAACATCACAACTCCACCCGACACAGAGATATTGTTGTCGAATGTCAATGTCTGCGCTCCGCTTGTGGTTGCGCTATTGTTTAAAAAAGCTGTCCACAAATTAGAGGTGATTGACGCCAAAGCACTGATAGATCCTTGAAAACCTGTGCCTGATCCTATACCACCACCAGATAGGGTGAATGTATCTTGGTACAAGTAATTTGACCCACCAAGGGTAACCGTTACCGAAGTGATCGCACCGCCCGTGACAACAACAGTGGCTTGTGCGCCTGAACCAATTTGTCCACCAACAATGGATACACCTGTGTGTGTCCCTGTTGTATATCCTGTGCCTTGCGTATTGATAGTGACCTGACCAACAGGGCCATATCCTTGAAGACTAGATGAGACAACCGTGGTGTTGGAGGGTATGCCAGTGCCTGAGACTGAAACCCCTGCGCCAATCGCCACAATCGTGCTTGCAAACGTCACAAGACTAGAGCCTGATGTCAGTGTACCCGTAGCAGTAAAAACGCCTACAGGGGCTAATGACGTGCCTGTGAACTGACCATACAAGGGTCGAGTGTTTGTGGTGCTTGTGATGTACTGGAGATTCTGACCAGGGTGTGCAATCAACTGAAGATTTCCACCACCCGAAGAGTCATACCCAATGTCAAATTGCCATAAGTTGTTGGCATTTGGCATAAACGTAGAGGGCATGGAAAAAGGATTTGGCCCAGTCCCAATTGCTGTGACGTTGTTGGTAATCCATTGCTGAACCCCTGCGCTATAACCAGAGATAATGTAATTCAGCCCATTTGATGCGCTCATGATCAAACCACGAGACAATCCAAATGAGTTCAAAAATGCGCCCGTGTATCCGCCAATCTTTCTTGGCAAACCACGTTGGAATCGAACCCACTGACCATCAACATAGGATGCAGACGCAAATACAGTACCATCCCTTTGAATGCCTGGTGGGACTGTAAGGGATACAACCTTAGCGGTCAAAATGAACCCCCACTAATACCATTAGCAACATAAAGTCCTGATGGGCCAAGTGTCGCGGCTTGTGTTCCATTTGATGCAAATCCAATCGTGTTGGAGCTTGGTACGTAAAGACCAGTCGTTAAATTACTCAAGAAGTTCAACGATGGATTAGATGCCGATCCCACTTGAAGCGTTAAATTGTTTGCGCTATTGGTTACAGTCGAGATCGCAGTAACGTTTGTGCCATCACAAATTAATCCTACAGTTGTTCCAGATGGAACTGCTACTGTAGCGCCCCCACCAACACTTGTCTTAAATGTTAGTGTAAAAGCACCCGATGTGCTGTTAGTGATAATGTAAAACTGAACAGTCGGAGGAACAATAACATTTGTGTTTTGACCCAATGTTCCAGTGTAGTTCTGTAAAGTATAGGATGCTTGCGTACTCGTCAAAGTAATTGTTGCACCTGCACCTGTAACCGAAATCTGTTCTTGTGTGAAAAAGAATACTGAACTTTGACCATAACCCCAAGACGTATATCCTGTTGAGCCATTAGAGATCAAATACAAAGATTCTCCAACTTGGAGTTGGAATGAGCTTGTACCGCCATCAATGACATCTGCGCCTTGGCAAGCAATTGTCAATATACCTGTTCCGTTGTTCTTGACAATGGTGTACCAACTTGCTGTTGCGCTTGTTGATGTCGGTAAAGTAATGGTGCCAACTCCACCAGTCCATGATGAAATTTGGGACTGAGCACTGTTTGGTAAAGTGATGTTACTGTAATAGCTCACAATCGGTGTGATTGTGTTGAGCGTTGTATTTGTCGCGCTTATTCCATAACCTGCCAAGCTTGATGCGTTAGCTGATGATGTACTAGCGCCAAACTGTAAAACCGACCAAGAACCATTTGTAGTGGTGTTGTTGGTCAAGTAAATGTAGTAAGAGATTCCTGAATTGATGGTGATCAGGCTAGTCGTGGTGTCATTTTCATAGACCGTAAAAGGATTGGTTGCTATGTTTTTAATTAAAAATGACTGCCCTGTAGAGACTTGAGTCGCAGTGGGCAAAATCAACTTTAGGCCAGTCGTTGTGGCTGTCACTTCAATAATGTTGGCAACAACTCCACTTGTGTTTCCGTTGACTGGCCACTGAAGCGTGGTGTTAGCACTGATTGTGAGGCTCTCATAACCAACCTGAGATGGGCTGATCGTGGAACCTGTATAGGGGTTTACATAGTAGGTCATGATTAACTATCCACTGCAACAGATTGGCGATCTCCAACTCTAGATACATCCTCAGCTTTCAGGGCTTGAATAGCTTCCTGATATTTCTGCTCGAAGATCTGACGTTGGTCATTTTTAAGGAAAGGCATGGCTTGCAACAACGTGCCAAAAAGCATGGCATTGGGTGCATTCTGTGTCAGCCAATTGGTCTGATTGGTAGAACTCAAAGGCTGAATGCGCTCATAGTAAAGCACCTCAAAGTTATACGATTGATCTGGAGTTGGCGCTATGTACCAAAAATCCCAACTTGTATCCGAATAAAACAAAGGTGCAGATGTCTGCGTGTTGACTGGCCAATAGTTGGTCAAATACTCGTACTTACGAAGCAAGATAGGGTTACGGTTACCACTGCTGTCCGTGTAGTTCATAGAGACGGTTTTACGCCATCTGGAGGGCTTTTGGATGACTGGGTTACCTGCGGTCATTGTCGCCTCAACAATCTGCAACTGACCCAAAGTCTTGATCTGCTGAGCTATCTCAAACTCAGCCAAAGTAATGAACGTAGGAATTGCATTAATTGTTGCGGTATCTGACCTCTCCAAATACTGTGGAACGATGGCAATCAAGTTGTCATAGGTCAAAACCCATGAGTTAGGATTGGCTGGCGTAGCAACAAGTGTGGTGGTCATGATTTCCCCATTTTTAGTCTATTTTCCCACTAGGCAGTCAAAACAGCAAGTGCATTTTGGGTTTGAGCTATTCTATCTTGGAGTCCTATTAATCCACCATTTACACGTTTACAAAGTTGCTCTTGATTATCTATTAAAGATCCGCAATGATGGGTCTGCCAGAACCACCCAGCGCTCATCGCAGCGAATGTTGGAGTTGCCACCAAGTCAGGATTCATCACAAAATCCTGACCCACCGCTTGGCCACAGTGCCAGTAGTTGTCATGCCCGGTGAGTTGAACAAGCCCTCTTCCCCTAAAGCGGTACCCATCCCCAGAGGCTTCGTCACGGTTTCCCATGCGATTGGCGTAAATCCTATTGGCAATGCGCTGTGGATTATGGGCGTAAGATTGAATTTCTTCGGGTTTGAACTTGTGACCGAACAAAGCTTGAAGGGTCTCTGCTCGATAGTTAAGATTTTCTTCCAAGACTCGGAAATGGTTGCTCTCATGACTGCATTGCCCTATGAAAGATGCTTGTTCCTTTGGACTGACCATGCCAAACTTGACAAACGTATCCATCAAGGGTTGAGCCCATTCAGCCCCAATACCTAGTTTGTGGAGTTTCTCAGGGCTTAACATTGACCATCTCCCTTACTTTTTGGTAGGTGTTGATACAGGCGTTGAGCTGGGTGATGGCGATGTCCCCGTCTGCTGCGATGGCTGCAATATCTTTAATAGCCTGTCGCTCAGATTGGCCGTCATTGGTTGAATCTCCTCTGGGAGAGGCGGCATCTGTGGAGGTTTGAACGGGACAACTGGTGGGGAGGCGCAACTCGCCAGAGTCAATCCTAGAATTAATACTAGACTGCTTTGTTTTAACATCGTTTCTCGCCTTTACAAGTGCAGTGGTTACGCCTGAGAGCTTCTTGTTCAGTTCGGCTTCTTTGGCGCGAGCTTCGTCATTAAGTCGGATAATTTCTGCTTGATCTTCTGCAACCCGTCTTTCATAGCCGTGATGATCTGCGACATAGTAACCTCCTAAAATAACTAAGATTAAACTGACAATTTGTACTGGAAACTTATATGTACCCAACGGGAACACATAGGACACAACGTGTACCAAAATAGCCAAAATAAGTACACAATAGGCAATATATAGAAAAATGTTAGCAAAAAACTCAAGCATTTACACTAGCCCTTGCATTTGCCATACGCTCTCGCTCTTCCTCATGTTCTAAAGTCGGTGGAGTTGTGGGCGGAGGAGGAGGTGTCCAAGCTTGGGTAGGATCAATGCTGAATCCTGAAGTGGAGTTGTTGCCACTTTGAAATTGCATAGGTGATCCATATCCCATTTGCCCCATCATAGGTTGACCCATACAAGGATTAAAAGGCATCGGAGGAGTTGGAGGCACGCTAGACTTGCCTGTAAGCACCAAACTGACCACGGTGAATATCTGCACCATGATTGAAGACAAAATAGCCAAAATTGCCTTGTCAGCAGGCGCTTCAACAAACAATGGTTGTTCATTAAAAACAATGCTATATGAAAATAGCACCGTCACAAGCACAAGAATAAAACAGAACGTTTTTAAAATAAACGCTTTTGTCTCGGCTTCAAGTTGTTCAGGGGTTTTGTGTGCCATTTTTTGGTTTATTAAAAAATTCTGGGCAATTTTGTTTGGCCACACAAATAGGAGGCTTGCAGTCAACCTTTTCCCAATTTTCTGGGTTCTGGCAAAAATATCTCCAATGGTCTTCACAAGACACCAACAAAAGAGTTAATAGCAACCACTTCATTTTCCTTCAATCCTTGCAAGAGCTTTGTTGACTCTAATCTCCATCATCTTGATATCAATATACATCCATGACAAAAGAGGGATAAACAACAAAATCACAATCATCAAAATCACGATGACGTAGATGTAGAACGAACGATCATCATCATTCCCCATATCCACGCTATCATCAGAAACGTTATTACTGTAGCTATTGCTTTGTCTTGGAATTCCTCCGCTCTTTGACGCTTTAGCCATTGCGCTTTCCGTTTCTTGTCTAGCTCCGCCTTTCGTGCTAATGCTTGCTGATTGGCAATATGCCCAATCATTTTATTCACCCGACTGTACAAGTCCTTCATCTCAGGAGGCACATGGTAGACCATGTACTCCCTCATCTCTTCATTCAACTTTTCCATCTGTAAGTTAGCAATAACCAACTTGATCGCAATATCATTTCCTTCTTCGTTGTTGGCAGTCAGCGCCAACTCTTCTTGCTCTTTTGTGTAAGCCTTTAAGCCGTTGTAAGCGTGAAAAAACTTGGTGAGGGCATCTGCGACTTGGGCATAAATTTGATTTTCATCAAACTCGACCGCTTTCTTTTTGGTCTTTTTAACAGGAGCAGATCCGACTTGAGTTTGTTGCTTTTGAGTTTCTTGTTGAACGCCAAAAAGTTTTTTGAAAAACCCAAATATTCCTTGAGCATCTTTTTGTATGCCCTTGATATCCCCCACAACTCCGTCAATCTCTTTCTTGGCATCAACGACAAACTGCCGCCCCTCCTTGTACATCTCACAGGATTCTTTGACGAGTTTAAACGCCGAAGTTGCCAAAGCGACAAGGGTGAATGGATCAATTTTTACAACCCAAAGAACTTGTGGAAGAACTGCCCTGCTACATTGGGGCCGAGCAGGACTAGGAGCATCACACCATAGATCAAATACTCAATCTTGGTCATGCGTCTATCGCCTTCTTTCAGCATATCTGCGATCTGCCTATAGCGCTCATCACAGACTGCAACGTGAACAGCTAAATCTTTTTCGGTATCGCTCATGGTGTGGGTGTGGGTGTGGGTGCTACATAATTAGGATCGTGAGGCCAAGTAACTGTACTAGCAGTAATTAGGCTAGGAATGTCTGTACTTGCA